CGTCTAAACTATCAAGAAGAAATGGACTATATAGTTACACATAAGAAAAGAAATAATTTTATAAAGAATCTTGCAAAAACACAAACAGGTAATACTTTAGTTTTATTTCAGTATGTAGAGAAACACGGTAAATTTTTACATGATCTCATAGGTGATACGTTAGATCATCAGACAAGAAAATTATTTTTTGTTTATGGTGGTACTGACACAAAAGATAGAGAAACGATAAGGAGTATTACAGAAAATGAAAACAATGCAATTATTGTGGCGAGTTACGGAACTTTTTCTACTGGTATTAATATTAGGAACTTACATAACGTTATATTCGCAAGTCCTACCAAATCTAAAATTCGCATTTTACAGTCTCTTGGTCGTGGGTTGCGTCTTGGTGATAATAAAGTTAAAGCAACTTTGTATGACATTGCTGATGACTTTTCTTACAAAGAAAGAAAAAACTTTACCCTTAATCACTTTATGGAAAGAGTAAATGTATATTCAGAGCAAGAGTTCGACTATGAGTTACATCATGTTGATATAACATAAATAGTATTATGAGTAAAGAAAAAGTTAAAGAAACAAAGATACCTGTTCCTATACCTAGAGTGATAATGTTATCAAATGGTCAACAAGTTATCGCAGGCGTTACGGCAACTGAGGGTTCTAGTTTTGTTAGATTACACGAACCTTACAAAATAAGAATACACGAAGCAGTCGTAGGCAAAGAACAATTAGGTTTTGTAGAGGAAAGAATGTCTTTAACGCCACTAGTATTTCAAACAACAGACACGATTTACTCAGTATTAAGAAATCAAATTTTGACAATTGGGTCGCCAAATAAAAACTTGACAGAATATTATAATAATGTTAGAATGGGTTTATTTCCAAGTATGAAAAAAGAGATAGAACCAATTAAAACAAAAATGTCGATAGACCAACAGTTTGACGAAATAATGGAGAAAATGAATGATGAAGAATACTTTGATATGATAGATTACTTAAAGGGTAACAAAACTAAGCAATAGTATATACCTTATCAAAGCGGCACATCCGCATTATACTACCTTTGACGTTAAATGTCAAGCAAAAAATAACAAAAAAATAATTACAAAATATAGTACAAACGGCTTGACTTTTATACTATATTGTGATAGAATGTGAAACATTATGGCAGTACAATTAAAAAAGAAAAAAACAGAGCATTATGTAGATAATAAAAAGTTTCTTGAAGAAATGAAAAAGTATCGTAAAAGGGTACTTTCTGCTCGTAAAAGAAACCATAGAGATCCAAAGATTAATGACTACATAGGTGAGTGTTTTTTAAAAATAGCAAATCACTTATCATACAGACCTAATTTTATTAATTACACATATAAAGAGGATATGATATCTGACGGTATCGAAAACTGTTTACAGTATGTAGCAAACTTCGATCCAGAAAAATCAAGTAACCCTTTTGCCTACTTTACTCAAATAATATATTACGCATTTATAAGAAGAATACAGAAAGAGAAAAAACAAACAAGTATAAAACAAAAGTTAATTCTTAAAAGCGGATTAGACGAGATAGTAAGACAAGAAGGTGATAACGAAGAATATCAAAATGCATATGCTGACTTTCTTAGAAAGAATATGGTTGTTGATATTGAACCCGAAAAGAAAGAAACAAAACCCAAACCTAAAAAGAGAAAGATTACTACTAAATTAGAATATTTTATGTAACTATGAAAATCGCATTAATTACTGACACACATTTTGGGGCGAGAAATGATAATCCTGCTTATGCAAATTATTTTTTTAAGTTTTACAACAATGTGTTTTTTCCATATTTAAAAGAACATAATATAAAAACATGTATTCACTTAGGTGATATTGTTGATAGACGTAAGTTTATTAATTTTAAAACCTCACATGATTTTAGACATAAGTTTATGAGAAGACTATGGGAAGAAAAAATAGACACACACATTATAGTAGGTAATCACGATACTTATTATAAAAATACAAATGAAGTAAATGCTGTTGACGAGTTGTTAACTACATATGACGGCATAAACGAACCCTTTATCTATTCTGATCCTAAAGTTGTTGAGATAGGTGGCATGAGAATGTTATTCTTACCTTGGGTAAATTCTAGTAATGAAGAAAAAACTAGAACAATGTTGGAACAAGAAAGTGCTGACATTGTATTAGGTCATTTAGAAATAAAAGGTTTTGAAATGCACAACAACATGAAATCTGTTACAGGTCTTGACAAGAAACTATTTCGTAGATTTGAAAAAGTATTATCAGGTCACTTTCATAAAAAGTCTGATGACGGTCAGATATATTATCTAGGTTGCCCTTATGAGTTTATGTGGAACGATTATAATTGTCAAAAAGGTTTTCATATATTAGACACAGAAACGAGAGAGTTAGAAAGAATAGTTAACCCTTATACTATACATGAAAAAATATATTACAATGACGAAGAAAATGATTACAAAGATTTTGACTACAGTAAGTATGAAGATAAATTTATTAAACTAATTGTAGAAAAGAAAAAAGATTACTACCTGTTTGATAAGTTTATTGATGGTTTTTATAAGAAGACAAAAGTACATGATATAAAAATTATAGAAGACTATTCAGACCTTGACGCTTCTACAGTTGCTGATGATATTGCAGAGAGAAGTGAGGACACACCTACTTTGTTAGATAATTATGTCAACGAATTAGAAACAGACTTAAATAAAGATAAACTGAAAACTCTTATGAGAACTTTATATACTGAGGCAGGAGATATGGAAATATGATAGTCTTTGAAAAGATAAGATGGAAAAACTTTCTATCATCTGGTAATTCGTTTTTAGAAACTAATCTAAACAATAATACTACAACATTAATCGTAGGTCATAACGGTGCAGGTAAGTCAACAATACTAGACGCATTGTGTTTTGCTTTGTTTGGTAAACCTTTTAGAGAAATTAAAAAAGAACAACTAGTTAATAGTATTAATTTAGGTGGCACAGAGGTTGAGTTAGAGTTTCGTATATCATCAAATCGTTATAAGATAAAACGAGGCATTAAACCTAATATATTTGAAGTATATCAAAATGATGAATTACTTAATCAAACATCTACCGTTGCAGATTATCAGAAACAACTAGAACATCAAATACTTAAATTTAATTATAGAACATTTACACAAGTGGTGATATTAGGCAGTAGTACCTTTGTACCTTTTATGGAACTAAAGGCACCACATAGACGAGAGGTAATAGAAGACATACTTGATATTAAGATATTTTCAATAATGAATATGTTAACAAAGATACGATTAAAAGAAATAGATGAACAAGTAAAAGATATTGATAGAGACATTACCATATTAGAAAGCAATATACAAACACAAAAAGATTACATAGAAAAATTAGATATACAGGTAGAAGAAACAATCAAGAGTGAAAAAGAAAAGATACAACAAAATATAAATGCAATAGACAAATACAATACACACATTGCAGGTTTAGAAAACGAAATAAACAAATTAAAAGAAACCATAAGTGATACACAAACGATAGTAACAAAAACAGAAAAGATATCTAGTTTTCAGGCACAGTTTCAAAGTAAATTAAAAGAGTGTACTAAACACAAAAACTTTTATGAACAAAATGATAACTGTCCTACATGTAAACAATTATTATCTAATAAACAAGAACTAATTGCTGAGAACAACAAAGAGTTTATGAAATGGAATCAGGCAATAGAAGATAGTAATATTGAATTAAGAAAACTACAAACTAGATTGCAAAAGATAAAAACCACGGAGTCAGAAATAAGAACAACTGAAATAGACATTGCAAAGTTTGGGCAGTCAAAAACTGAGTTACACAATATTAACACAAAATTAACACATAATATAGAAACAATATCTCAACAATCTAGTGACACAGGCGAAGCGAAAGGTAAGTTGTCTAAACTAGAAAGTAACCTAGATGAAAAACAAAACTCTAAATTAAAGAAGATAGAAGAACATGATTACTTACAAGCGGCAAAAACTATGTTACTAGATACAGGTATTAAAACAAAAATTATTAAACAATACTTACCTGTTATCAATCAATTAATAAACAAATATCTTGCAAGTATGGACTTCTTTGTAAACTTTAGATTAGATGGTGAATTTAAAGAAACAATTAAATCTAGATATCGTGACGAGTTTTCTTATACATCTTTTAGTGAAGGTGAGAAGATGAGAATAAATCTTGCATTATTATTTACATGGCGTGCCATTGCAAAGATGAAAAATAGTATATCATGTAATTTATTAATGTTAGATGAAATATTTGATAGTAGTCTTGATGGTCAAGGCACGGATGATTTTCTTAAAATCTTAAATACATTAGATAACGAAAACATTTTTATTATATCTCACAAAACAGATATGATTGCTGATAAGTTTAATAATGTTATTAAGTATGAGAAAGTAGGAAACTTTACAAAGGTAGTAGAATGACATACAGTTTTCCTAAATTAGTTATAGAAGAACACGAAGGATTTTATGTTGTTCGTGACGACTTGTTAGAAGGTGGTTCTAAAAGAAGATTTGTAGATAGATTAATTAGAGAAGAAATAGAAAAAGGTGCTGAAGAATTTGTTTATGGTGGTTGCCCTGCAAATGGTTATGCTCAGTTGTCGTTAACACTACAAGCAAAAGTATATGACAAAAAAGCAATATTCTTTATGGCAAAAAGGTCACTAGATAATTTACACCCATATCAAAAACAAGCATTAGAATATGGGGCAGATATTCGTTGGGTGCCTAATGGTATGTTACAAGTTACAAAAGCAAGAGCAAGAGAATACTATGATATGGATCCTTTTAGAAGAAGATTGTTGCCTTTGGGTTTAGAAGACCATAGAGTATTTGAAGATATAAAGAACTTAGCAAAAACAATTGAAACTGACTATAATATTAATGTTAGTGAAATATGGTCTGTAGGTTCTAGTGGCACATTAACGAGAGGATTACAAATGGCATTTCCTAATAAAGACGTACATGTTGTTTCTGTAGGTCATAAAATGAAACAGAAAGAAATAGGTCGTGCAATTCTTCATTTATCAGATTATAAGTTTACACAAGAAGTTAAAGAAAAAGATAGACCACCTTTTCCGTCTGTGCCAACATATGACGCAAAGGCATGGTCTGTTATGAGAAAACATGCTAAACAAAAAGCACTATTTTGGAATGTAGGTAAATAATGAAAGTAAGAGACGAAATATTAACAATACTTATGGAAGAATGTGCTGAAACAAGTATTGAATGTAGTAAGGTTATCCGTTTTGATATTGATAATACTGAAAGATTAGAAAAAGAATTAGGTGATATATTAATGATGATAAAATTATTATCTGAAAATAATATAGTATCAATGGAAAACATTGAAAGTGCCGCTAGACAAAAGAGAGAGAAACTTAAAACATGGAGTAAAATACCACTATGAAAATAACTATTGCAAGATTGAGAAGCGGTATAAACTACAAAGGTCCTTTAGACCACATATTAGATTCCTTTTGTTATCTGTATAACAGATTTCAAACAGATAATCCTGAGTATCAGTACGGTTATTATAACTTTGGTTTTAATAAAGCACATAGAAGAATACCAGATGATATGCCTGATAGTGACGTTATTATTATACCAAGTGAGAATGAGTTTCACTATCACATACCAAACTATATCGATCCTAAAAATTTAGAAAAGTCAACAACTGCAATCGAAGAACATATATTACCTTATATCGAAAACAAACATATAATATTATTAAGATCAGATAGAGGTGATACAGCAGAATTATACAAAGAGAAAGTATTTAAGAATATTAAATGTAAAATATCTATACTAGATGAAATGGATATCAAAGGTGGTATTCATGCTTTAAAATATCACTTTATCAAAGATAAAATAACAGACATGAATAGACCATATGATTTTTCATATTGGGGCACAGAAAAAAGACGAGACGTTGATGGCGTTATAAGTGGCGATGAAAGACATACTATACTAAAAGAAATACAAGATGGTATGGGTAGATTTAATACAAGATTTATAGGTAGATTTTCTACTGTAAAAAGAGATATGAAACCTACAAAAGGTATGAGAGACTTGTTACCAATACTTAACAAAACAAAATATACTTTATGTTTTAACTGGAAAGACAATAAGGCAACAACAAGTAGATATCACGAAGCATTAGCATGTGGCATAGTGCCAATGGTCTGGAAAGATTACGATATTACAGGTACACTTGTCAAATCTAATTGGCAAAGAGTAGAGAGTGCTGAAGAACTAAACGAGAAGATAAAGAGTGAAGATTATAAATCAGTTTATGAAAATGTACATGAAGCATACAAAAATGAACTATTGACAATGGATGAAATTTATGATACCTTTAGAGATAGATTATTACAATTAATAAATGAGTGAAGTAGTTAAACAAATAAAAGACAGAGGATTTCCATACTATCCCGAAGATAGTAAATGGCGTAATCATAAGTTTGATGGTCTATTATCTTTTGATAGAACAAATTTAGTAGATAGAAAAAACAAAGTTATAGGTCAATCTGCCCATGGTCTTAATCTTGCATGGTCTTACATGAAGCATTCTTGGGGTATCAAATGTGGTAAGATGAGAACACCAATGGAGATATGGGAAGATGAAGAACATCTTGAAAAAGGTATTAATAAAATACTTAATGGCGTATTCTTCACACAGAAACCTTTACACAAAATAACTGATAGTGACTTACGTTCTATGTTAAGAAGATATACAGGCACACAAATGGTATCTAACTTTAGACCTACTGCTGCTGCCGCTATGTACGATATCTTTGTTGACAAAGATAGTATAATCGAAGGCACAGAAGCAGGCACAGTATGGGATCCTAGTATGGGTTATGGTGGTAGATTATTAGGTGCTATTGCTGCTGGTGTCAATTATATAGGCACAGACCCTTGTATCCCAACGTACAAAGGGTTAGAACAGATTAGAGATACATATGGTCACAAAGATAAGAAATACGAATTATTACGTCAAGGTAGTGAGACTTACATACCTGAAGATGAAAGTTTAGATTTTGTCTTTACAAGTCCACCTTATTTTGGGTGGGAAGCATATGGTGATGAACCAGAACAATCTAGTATTAAGTTTGATACAAGTTATATGTGGCGTGAGGGTTTTCTGAAAAAGACTATTGCAAATGCACATAAAGGTTTGAAGACAGGTAAATATCTTGCATTAAACGTAGCGAATACAAAACAATATAAGACATTCGAAGAAGATACGGTATCACTTGCAAAAGAAGTAGGATTTAAACATGTAGATACATGGTGGTTGTCTTTATCAACACAACAAGGTAAATCAACCGTAAATACACTAGATGGCACAGAGAGTGAAAAGAAACAGAAACAACAATATATGGGTGAATTTAAACGACCTGACCTGCCAGGACGCAAATTTGAACCTACTTTTATCTTTGAAAAGTGAGAACAAAGTAAGAACATTAGTGTGCCAAGTTGACGCACCTACTTAAATCGTTGAAAAATAACGATTTTAATTTCAATTATTTTGAAAATAATGCTTGATTTATTGCTCTTTTTAGTGTAGCATAGCATAATAATTGAGGTTACATATGATTAGTAAAGAACAAAAATCAAATCTGGCAAAATTACTTGCTACTGAGAATATCACAGTAGAACACAAAAAAGTAAAAACTGCTTATTTCATTCCTAAAACTAGAGTTTTATGTCTTCCTATTTGGGAAGATATGTCTAATGATTTATATGACTTATTAGTTGGGCATGAAGTAGGGCATGCTTTATATACTCCTACTGATGAGAACGAATTTAAAAAACACAAAATCCCACATTCTTATTTTAACGTTATCGAGGATATTCGTATCGACAAAAAAATGAAAAACAAATATCCTGGTTTAAGAAAATCTTACTATAATGGTTATAATGAATTAATAGAAAAAGATTTCTTTGGTACTAGTGAAATAGATGTTAACAAAATTAGATTTATTGATAGACTTAATATGTTCAGTAAATCAGGTCAAAGAGAATTAATTGAATTTAATGATATTGAAAAAGAATTTATTACTAGATCAGATAAACTAGAAACTTGGGCAGATGTTGTAAAACTTACTAAAGACATTTATGCTTATTCACAAGAAGAACAATTTGATGAACAAGAACAAGAAGAATTATCTGGTATGCCTAATGACATTAATTTTGATGATCAAGGCGAAGATCAAGAACAAGACCCACAACCTCAACAAGGAGATGGTGATGAGCAACAAGAGCAAGATCAGAAAGATACTTCCTCATCTGGATCTGATAATGATAAATCAGAAGAACAAGATAAACAATCTGGTAAATCAAAAGAAGAAAAAGAAGAAGGTGAAGAAAAACAAGAATCAGAAGTAGGTAATGCACCATCG